GATTTAACTATGTGTTCACCTACTAAATTAAAGTTAGTGTAGTATTCTATTTCTTTAAGGTTGTTTATTTTTTTGTTCATTGTTTCTTTGTTTAAATTAATTTTTTATAAAGCATATCCAATGTGTGTTCATTTTTTTACCGCTTTTATGTCCATACAATGGTTTATAATCTGTAAGTTTTAAAATTTCTTTAACAGAAAATTGAACTTCACTCCACTTAAAAACAAGAGTTCCATTCGGCTTTAATACCCTAAAACATTCGGCAAAACCTTTTTTAATCATTTCTCTCCAGTTGCCTTCTAGATTACCATAACGCTTAGTTATTTCCCCTAATTTATTTCTCTTTATATGGGGAGGGTCAAACACAACGTGCCAAAAAGAATTATCAGGCTGTTTTATGTTAGTAAAATCTCCTATAATATCAGGGTCAATAACAAGTTTACTTTTTAACGATGGATATTCATTTAAATGAATTTCTCTTCTTTTATCTATAAATAATGCTCTTTGGTCTTTTTTATCAAACCACATACCTTTTACGCTACAGCATACATCTAATACTTTTTTACTCATTGTTTCTTTGTTTATAATATTTCTGCTTCGTTGACGTCCAACATTGCTATTTCTTTTGGTATCTTTTTATTGTTTTTAAATTCAGTTGTTTTATTATGATATTGTGTTTCCCAAACAGGATTAACAAGATACAAATTAAATCGATACACGCCTTTTGGTGTTGAATTAATATAAATTGGTATGTCCAAATTGTCATTACACTTTGCTATTATAGCATCATATTTTTTACGCTCAATTAATAATGTTTCATAATGTGTTGAACGACATTTTAATTCTATGCGATGAAAAGTTTTTGGGCTATAACAATCCCATCTACTTAATGGACTTCTTGCTTTTACTAAATCAGAATAACAACAAGAAACTAAATAGTCGAAAAGTTCTTTTTCTTTCAATCGTTATATTGATTAAACACTTCTTTTAATTTAGCGTGTACGCCATTTAAGAAACAACTTCCACAATTTGTTGTGCCTGCTCTTTCATTAAATACTCTATTATAAATTAAAACTAAATGTTTTTGTTGGTCTTGACTTATTGTATTTGGTAATTTAGCAAAGTAATCAGACAAGTAATTGTATTCATCTTCTGTTAAACAATTAATTTTTTTACTTGGAAACATTTTATTTAATGCGTCACGCCTTTCATCACAACCGCAATCTTCTCCCAATATAAATTTAGCAGCTTTATCAATTCCAGTTGCTTTAAATACTTTTTCAACTTTTGTGCCAAGGCCTTCACTAGATTCTTCTAAATTCTTTTTCCATTGTTTGTATTTTTTGCTTCTTTTATCTCCTTTAAATTCTTTCATAATTTTTAATTTAAATGTTCAAAATCTTTATTTTTCCAATCTTCGTAATCTTCTTTTAAATCTTCTCTTAAATCGTTTTTTATATTTTTTAAAGTATTAAATATGCTGACCCAGCTGATTTTAGTTTCTGATGCTATTTTTCTAATACTCATATTTGTTTGACTATATAAAGTCCATAGTTTTTTATCGTACCAATGAAACGTGTCCACTTTTTTATCTAATAAAATACAAAAGTCGTTGTAACCTTTTTCAGTATCTAAGTCATCAACATCTGGTATTTGGTTAAAAAATTCAGTGTCTGTTATGTCTTGTCTTTTTAATTTCTTTTTAGCATTGTAATATTGAAACAAAACCGAACGTAAAGTAAAAAACATATATCCTTCAGATACTTTGCCGTTTTTAATAATATTTTGTTCATTAGTATATTTATATAAAACAATGTATGCTTCTTGAACGATGTCTTCTGCAAAATTAGATTCTCCTAAATCTTGAACTAACTTTATCCATTTGTCGTGTTCTTTAGCGACTATCTTTAACCATTTTGCTGGCTTCTCCATATTACATTAATACTTATTACACCCAATAAACATTGAAGCGTGTATTCGTCTTCATCTTCATATTCATCTTTATGATATAAAAATCCAATCATAAAACCTTTTATTGGACTTATAATTACATCACTATTTTTAAAATGTCCTATCATTAAAAAGACAAAAGCAATCACCAATAAAAATATAAATATAATCAAAATGGTATTTTATCTATTTCAACTTTTTTTTCACTTATAAGATTTTTACCCATATATTCAAAACCAACATTATTAAGCATCATTTTTAATTTAATGGGATTTTCGTACGAAGTTGGGCGGCCGCCGGTTTCATTTTCCTTGACTTTCAAAATTAATAAGTTTGAATACATCCAATCCGTTTGATGAGTTGTATATCTATGAATACAAATCGTATCATCCGCACGATTGCCCCATTTGCCACCTCCTTCAACGTCAGCCATTCCTAAGGGTTTTGGCAATCCTTCGTATTCGTGTCCACTTTGATGAATTGCTCTCATAGCGCTTGTTACACCGTGAGCGTTTAAATACACAGTTATATTTTGTTTTTTTGCTAACAAACGTAATTCGCTGGCCACTTGATAATCGTAATCGTGAGAATTTCCAACCAATTTCTGTAAAGTTGGGTCTTTGCTTAAACTGTTGTATGGGTCGATTAAAAGACAATCATAATTCCAAGCGTCTTTAATTTGTTTTGCTTCTTTTATTAATTGTTTGTATGTGTATAAATCTTCAACATCAATAATTTTAAAGTGATTATCACACCAAGAAACAGCTTCATTTATTTGTTCATCACTTGCTTGAGTTATTGGAAGACCCATTTTAAATTCAATAATTTTTCTTACTATTGATTGTGGAGTATTTTCACTTGACCAGATTAAATATCTTAAATTATATTTTATTGCCCATAAAACAAATAAATAAATTATAATGGTAGTCTTCCCCGAATTGGCGTGTCCGATTACCAAATTAAAATTTCCCTGTTTATACCTTAAATGTTCATCAATCTCTGGTATATCAAGTTTTAAGCCTTGTTTGATTCTACCATATTTTATATCTAATATTTTGTCTTGTATGTTCTTTGCTTGTGCTATCATATTTTTTGTGGTGTCTTTGCGTATTTCTTTATTACTTTTTCGATTTGTCCTTTTCTTTGTGGTTTAATATAATAACCAACAATTGGATTGACATCGTAGTTCCAAAAGTCTTTAGGAAAATCTTCTCCTTCTTTTAATTTCTTCATTAAATAAATATATAAAAAAAGGGGTAATTAAACCCCCTTATTATTAAAATGGCATATCATTCACCGATTCTCGTGCCGGTTGTTGTTCGTTGTTGTTTACGATTCCAATATGATTTGCTATTTTCCAACCGTTTATACTATTGTAATATTTACCGTTGTACTCGTTGCCTCTTAAATTAATTGAAACACAAACAGGATTGCCAACTTGAAAATTATTTATTTGTGATATTTTATCACCTAAAAAATCAATAGCAATGTGTTGTGGATACTTCTCGTCTGTTGTTACAACAATTTGCCGTTTTGCCCAAGCTTTTCCAGCTTTAGACGTTCCTTCTTCAGTTTCATTTATTAATTTTATATTTCCTATAATGTCCATAAATAGTTATTTTAATTGATTTATTTTTATATTTAGTTTTATAATATGTTTTTTTTATTTTACAGTTTAGATAACTCATCTTTAACTGTCTTACTTAATTTGTACTTCTTTTCTACTTCATTAATTTTGCCACCTTCTTTTAAATATTTAATAACATTGGTAAATTGTGGCGTGTCTCTATTTAACCAATCTTTTTGAATTGTTTTATTAGCATCGTCATCTTCTGCCTGTAAAGCAAGTAAACTGGCTAACGTATATCTTCTATAATAAGTAATACAGCTGCCAATTTTTTGTGGGTCTGATAATTCTGGTAATTTTAATTCACTTGTATCACTTCTTTGCGATGTATCAGCACATTCAAAATATGTTTGAACATATGACAAGTTATTAATGGCATCAAATTTAACTGGTTGTTTTAAACTTAATCTATATTTATTTAATAAAGGTTGTAATTGTTTAATTAAAGAGTTAATGTCAAAATAAGCAGAACCATAAAATGGATTCGTTTCGTCTTTACTAATTGTTCCAATCTCTTTTTGAAGATTAAATAACTTTTCGTTTATGTTTGTTTCTTTCTTACTCATTGTTTTTTGTTTTTAAAATTAATTGATTTTTTAATTGTTCGTTTTCGTATTGCAGTTCTTGTACCTTGCCATAGAGTTCTGCCTTTGTAAAATTGTTCATATTACAAATATACAAAAAAATAATTAACAAAAAAACCCCAACATTTCTGAAGGGGTTATATATAATTTAAATTATGTTAGAAATTTTTAAGTGATTCTTGAAAATCATCTACTGCAATTCTTAAAGGATTTTTTCTTTCCTTGTCATCTAAATATTCTTGTTTAGCAAAAAACGCTTTAATAAAAATTAACTCATCGTTTTCATTATCAAAAATAGGAATATTTAAATGTTCTTTTAAAGTATTTATGGATTCTTGCAAATCTTCTGCTCTTTCCATAAAGTCATCATTATATGCTTCATCACAAAGTTTTGCTAAAAAATTTAATACTTTTAATTGTTCTTCTAATTTGTTACAATCTTCTACTGAAAATAAATTATCTAATATATTGAATATTTCGTGATGCTCTTAACACCTTTTATTAATTATATGTCATTATTGACACCACAAACATACAACTTTTTTTTTAATAAACAAATAATTAACAAAATATTTTTAAATAAAAAAAGAGCGACATTTCTGCCGCCCTCAAACAAAGAACAATATTACAAGAAAAAAATCAAGTAAGTCTTTTCAGCCTTTCGCTGTAATCTTTTATCATTTCATCAATCTCATTATTAGAAAACTTGACAATTTCTTTACTTTTCAAATATAACTCTTTTGCTACAATAGTACCTAAAAAAATAGAATATTTATATTGTTCCCCATATTTAAAAACGTTACATCCAACACATTGTGGCAAAACGTTTCTTTCGTCCCATCTAGTTGAGTAATGTTTACGACTTATAAAATGGCCAGCTTGAATTTCTTTCCAAAAAAAAGATTTATTACAAGTAACACAAGTACAATTTCCATTATTATCTGCATTACTTAATCTTACCCATTGACTAAAAACAAAATCAAGTTTCTTTACTAATTTACTTCTTGATGGTTTTTTTAGTTTAGCCATCAATTAAATTAGTCAAATCTTTTTCATTCATATGTGCTTCTAGTATATAACCATCTATTGGATTTATATTAGATATTGCTCTGTATATTTTTCGACTTATAGCCTTTACGTTTTTCTTTTCTGTTTTACTAGAATCAGTTCCTAGTTCTGTGTACATATGAGCATCCATTCTTAACAAAGCATCAGTTTTACGCTTTACACTCCAAGTTTTATAATTGGTTATTTTTCTTATTTCTTCGTCTATTTTCATAATATATTAAATAAAATTTTTTAAAATTTTTTATATAAAATACAAAATAATAAAGTAATTAAATTCCCACTACCCACCAAAGTTACTTTGTTTTTTTTTAATAATCAATTATCGTAATATACAAGTTTTAAACATTATCTACCTTGTCCACGATATTTCTTGACGTAATTTTTAGAAGATTTTACTTTAGATTGTTTGTTTTTACTATGAATTCCTTTACGTTTAACTTTTACTTTTTCATAGTTGATAACTATTTGTTTAGCCATTATTGATGTTTATTATTACCAAATACTTTTTCCACACCACGACTTCCAAAATAACCTCCAATGACTATTGAAAGCAAGCCAGTAATTGAATCTAAAGGATAACCTAAATACCAACCAATAACATAACTAATTGTTAAAAAAACAAGTGTTAATGGTCTTACATTTGAAGACAACCAACTCCCACTTCTTGCATCAGCTACCCAGCGTCTAGTTGTTCCGTCTATTTCAGCACGTTCTAAGTCAAGTTTTTTAAGTGCAATTTCTTTGTCTGAATCACTCATATCAGAGCCACCTATAATAGCTTGAATCACACTACCAACAGCTGTATTGCCAGCCACGGCTCCAACAACATCAGGAATTTTATTAAGTAAGAATTTGCCTACCTGTGTGTCTTTAAACTTTTTCTTTTCCATAACGTACTTCCTACTGTGTCAGTATGTCCAGACTGAATTTGGTTTTGAGTTATCGGTATCGCAATGTATAAAGGTTTTAGCGATTCCCAACCGTTTGAACCCTGCTTTAATAAGGGCATTAAGAATAATGTATCTTTCGTTTCCTGACACAACACTAATGTCGGCCGCAACTCCGATAAGATGGCTTGAGTTTTGCACACCTCCAACTTTTTTATTGTGGTTAACACTTCTGTATCCACTTGTAATTTTAAAAGGTATCCCTGCAATTTCACGAGCGGAGTTGAGCATTTGTAAAAAAGACTTAGACATATTAATGCCACTATTTGGCAAATCAGGTGAGTCAAACTCTTTAAGTTCAAAATAATTCATTGTTTAACATTTTCTTTCCAAAAACTTGTTAATAAATATTCGACTAATCTACAAGCTACATAAAAAGTTATGTGTTCCATATTATTTTTTTATTTTTTCAATTTCTTGTTTTATATCACTAACTACTTGGTTAAATTTATCTTCTAAAGCATCAGGTATTCCATCCTTATCTTTATCTGTAAATATACCGTAAACAGTTAAAACTAACATTAAAGCAGTTAAAAACATTACTATTGAAATTATAATTATTAAAGTATCCATATTTATATATTTAAGTGGCTTCCGTCACAATAACCATCAGGGTTACTAGTACATCCACATTCGCATTTAGGTTTATTTTCCATTTCTATTGTTTTTATCGTCAAAATCCATAGCAGCCTTAAGAATGATTTTATCCATCATATTATCT